CCCGATCGCACCCGCTGATGATAGTGGCTCTTGGGGCGAAGGCTTTCCTACCATCGCATCATGGATGGAACATATGCTCGGGGAGGATCAGCTCAAGTATGAATTAGCGTGGCTGGCCTATGCGTACGCAAATGCGTACGAGGGTGTACCCAAAAGGGGGCATGCACACTTTCTTGTCGGTCCTCCTAATTGCGGGAAAACTTTGTATAACAGTGTAATACTCGGAGGACTATTGGGTGGAGGAATCAAAGCATCTGATTACCTGACCGGAAAAGAAGACTGGACGGAGCATTTATTCGAGTACGGTGCGTGGCTTGTTGACGATGAGGCGCCGACCGCATCTTCCGCGATGCACACAGCATTTACCGCGAGACTCAAGGAGCATACCGCTAACGATACCTTTTTGATTAAAGGTAAGTTCAAGAAATCAGGTAGAGCCTATTGGAGAGGTAGAATTAGTATCACACTTAATTCTGATCCTGTTTCCATGCAATTGCTTCCTGATCTGGATATGTCCATTCGCGATAAGCTTATGATCTTTCAATGCAATGATGGATATCCTTTTACATGGGAGACGAAGGGAGATGCGATCAAAGAACTTCCGGCCTTCGCCCGCTGGCTTTTGAATTACGAGATACCACCTGAAATGGTTGACCTACGCTTTGGTGTAAAGGCGTTTATGAACGAGACGATACAAGTTATGGCATCTGCTGACAGTCGCTATTCTCATATCATTGAGCTCATTCAAATGTTCAGAAAGACATTAAAAGATGATTCATGGGAAGGCACCTGCTCTGAGCTTTTGGTTGTACTTTCTGCGAATGAGAACAATCGAGTGCTCCTGAAAGATTTAAATTCCAAGAAGCTTGGATGGGGTTTGAAGCATATGCTGTCGAAAGGTTTTAGTTTTATCGAGAGATCTGGCAAGGAGCAGTATGGCTGGAAGCTCCACGGAGCCCATGAATAAAAAACGAGGTACAGTTTACGAGTACCGTTTTTTCGCGAGCATTCTTGACCGGGGGTATGAGCTTTTCATACCCGCCGGAGATGACTTACCGGTTGATTGCGTCGTCCAGAACGGGGCCGGAAAGCTGTTTAGGGTGCAAATCAAGGGCACAGGCAGGGCTGAAACCAAAAGACGCAAGGAGCCCCGCTATAAAGTCCTTGCCGGCACGGGCGGAGGATCGAAAATGTCGATAGATTGTACAAAGGTCGACATATTGTGTGCTTATGTCGAACCGGTCGACACTTGGTACATCATCCCATGCCTTGAATTAAATAACGCTCTTTCGGTCTGGTTCTATCCGCACAGCGGAAATTCGAATGCTCGGACAGAGCAGTTTCGCGAGAACTGGGACTACTTTAAGACTGTGTAAAAAAGCCTGCGGCCCGAAGCCTGACCCTTACGGACTCTTCGCTTACGCCGATGGCTTTGGCTATCGTCTTAGGATGTACACCCGATTCGTATCGTGCAAAAATTAGATTTTTACATTTTCGCATACGGTTGGACATTTTCCGTTGCTCAGCCCGGTAGAGGTAATTCCTTTTCTTCTTAGGCTTCTCCGGTGCGGGTACCGAGAACGCAGCCCGTACCTCATCGACCTCCAGGCCTAGCTTTTCAAGAATTGGATTTTTCTTGATCTTCCCCATAGCCGATCGAGTAACATTCCGATACTGATTGCTTGGGCGGAAAGTCTACCGCTCCCTCGCTCCAGATCTCAGTATTCTTTTCATTGAATTCAAAATGTACCTTGATCATAATATCTGCGCACATTTCATTTTCTAATGCGCACAATCTGATCTGAGGAATCAATTCTTCTGAGATCTGTTTCGCTTGAATACTTACGGACTCAAGCATGTCGTTTTCCACTTCTTTTTGTTTATCTAACCAATCTTTCATTTTACTTGCCTATGCGCTAATTAGGCGCCATATCGTATAATATACATTGTATAGCCATGCGCTACACTTGTCAAGTAACTGAAAATCAACACTTTGCCCGGATGGCGGAATTGGTAGACGCGCCGGATTCAAAATTTTGATTTAGGGTACTAGATGTAGTGTAGGTCCCGCATAAACATTGGACTTTATGAAAAACCCATACTACAGAAAGAGAATGAACCACACACCACCTATGCGCAAATTAAGCGCTAAATCCCGAGTAGGCACACGCATATATCGCAAGAATGCAAATAGTGTTTTCTTCTACCGTCCGATGGTAGATGGAAAGCAATATTACTTCCCTCTCGGGTTTGATAAACGCCAGGCACTGGATCTTGCAGATAAGATCCGTGCAGCCAAAACATTGCACCCGATAAAAGAGGTGATTGAGATGTTTAACCGAAAGCGGTTTCAGGCAGAAAAAGATCCGACTCCGAAAGTCTCGGATGTCGAAAAACGATTGCGTGATAATCAGGCAGCTCTCGGATTAGCCAAGAAAACGGTCAAGGATTACATGGATAATTTGAAACGGGTAATCCGGGTCGTTACGAACCGGAAGGATGTTGATGATTTTGACTGCGGAGAATTGAATGAGAGTTTTATTAATGGATATAAAACATTAGCGCTCCATGGGCTAACCGATGAAGGCTTGATTCAATCCCGAAAAAGAACAATCAATGCGAAACTGCGAGCCACCAAAGCGGTATTCAATCATAAGATATTTGATGGTTTTTCAGTAGATTTTAATGAGAGTCTTCAGGAAGCTGACTTCTTCAAGAAGCTGGGCAAGCAGTATAAGCTACCGCCCATGGATTTGATCCAAAAGACCTTCGACCTTTGGCATACGACCAACGGCGATGTCCATACGCTCATGGGATTATCCCTGATTTTTGGATTGCGTCGGAATGAAATTTTCCATGCTCGAAGATCATGGTTTAATCTCGAAGGGGAAAAGGCGCGGGTTAATATCGAGGCGGAGAAAAAGTTTAAGCCGAAAGGTGGACACGAAGGCCATTCGATGGGAAACAAAGCATTGACCAAACGAATTCTTAATAAAGCGTCGGGCGACGATTATTTAATCAAGAATCGTGCGGATAATGGACGCCCGGTTTACAGCGAAGCTTTGGAATTATTGAGAGATATCGGATGGGATCGACCCAGTCCATTGCATGAACTGCGAAAACTATTCGGTAGTTTTGTATCAACTACCGAGAGTCTATACACCTCGCAAAAATATTGCAGGCATGCAGATTCGAAGACCACGAGCGAAAGCTACAGTGATCTTATCGAGGATAAAAAAGTGATCGCCTGCTGGGCCGCCTAGCGTGTTTCAATGTAGATTGTTCGAAGTATGAGAAACATCATGTCAACCATTGCGTCGCGTTCCAGAAAGAAGAGAATCATTGCTACAATCCAATGAATTTCTCGCTGAACATGAGCCATTAAAAACTCTTCCCATAAAGATGCCCGATGGACATTTCTCGGAGTGCCCACGGGTGATCTTTATGGGTTGCGATCATCAGGCATATCTTAAAACCTCGCCCACGCAGATTTGTAAACACTTTCATGTGTTCTTTTACCATACCTTTATACTGCCCTTTGGTTTTACCCTCTTCGTTTTGGACATACAGAAAAAGATGTCCGCAGGAATTTTTGTGAAATCTTAGATCAACCCGGTGGATTTGCTTCTCGTTGTGCTCGTCACCCAGATGCATCCAATTTGTCTCGGCGATGGCTAACGAACAATCGCGAAAGAAAAGTGGATTACCAACGGTTCCGCCACCTATTACAGAATCGGAAAATGGTGTGCTTTTGTATCGCCCTCGATAAAGGAATCCTTCCCCTGATTCTGATAAAATTACACCCAGCTCATTATCAACCATTGGCTGATCAAGATTTGAAAATGGGTCGTTAAAAGCGGGAAAATTGGGATCATTAAAATCAGTGAGTACGGTCTTCTTAATTTCGTATTGCGAGTTAACACAATACATCTCAGCAGAATTGTCACGGGTCGTGACCGTAGTAATATCTTCCGATACAAACGGCCCGGACAAAGCGTTGGTTCGTTCATTAAAGAGATAACCTTTGTATTTTGACGCTTCCGTAGAACCTATAAATGACGGTTTGTTTGCAACAAGATCTGTAACCTGTCCGGGAACTTCATAATCTCCATGATAATTAGGAACTCCGTTCGGCATCCAATAGGTAACGCCGTTAAATTCGTGAGTATGCGAGGTTCCACCACCGTTCTGATTAGCACAAATTTCAGTAGTATATAGTGGGTAGTATCCGTTTATGGATACCGCCTCGCAAACAGTGTCCGAAGTAGCAGTTAAATTAGTTACCTGACCGGGGATAGCCAATCCGGTAGCAGTTAAATTAGTTACCTGACCGGGGATAGCCAATCCGGTAGCAGTTAAATTGGTTACCTGACCGGGCGATGCTACTATGGATATTCCTGTCCCTGTCCAATCAGCATCGGCGGGACATTCGCTGGTAGCCGTTGTGTCTGATTTTACTTCAATGGGGAGTTTCCACCCAGCCGCCCAACAACCTTGAAGCAGTGCCGCATTCCTATCGATAAGATTAAAAAATGGATCGTTTGCCGTAGTATTCCAGTATGAGGTAGCCCAATTTCCCGGGTTTTTAACCGTTATGGTATAATCAATATTTCTGCTCGACTCGGCAAAATGCTGTTGAGTGCTTGTGTAAACACTTTCCGGGAAACAGTAGCCGGCATCAATTGTTGCGTTCGTTCCGTTCTGAGTCAGAAAATCAATTTGATAAAGTTTATCTAGATTCTGTGCATCGCTCAGATTTGAATCTACAGTAGGCAAAAGCCACAGTATTCGGCTGTATACCTGAGAAGAAAAATTCGAGTCGCTTAGATACCCGTTAATACACCGTCGATGTTTTGTAAATGATCCGGAACTTAATGCCGTCTGCCAGGAAGTCGCTGTACTCGCAGTATGAATGGCGGTGGTATTTACCGCAGTATCCACGGCTGCACACGAAAGAGCTTCGTCAACTCCCACCGTTTCAATCTCAAAACTTAGGGGTGTATAAACCGAATATACGGGTGTTGCCCCCGGAGGAGGTGTAGCAGAATGCGGAGTTACTACATTAAATACCCACTCCCATTTATTGAGTGAATTGTTGTAAACTTTTACAAGCTGGCAGGATGGATTGTTTTTATTAATCCATTGCTGAACATCAGGCAGCTTCTCGTACTCCCCCGAACAGATGGAGTTCGTAAGGGTGTTGGTAACAACTATGGTTTCACAGGCCATGGGCTTGTCTTCTGCCCGCTATCCTGTGGGCTTAGGCTGTTGCTTCGGCTGGAGTTGCAGCGGGCCCGTCACCGGCGGTATTCGACGCAACAACTGTGTAGGAATAGGTTGTTGAAGGTGCAGCAGAGGAGTCCACATAGGTGGTTCCATTACTTACCGGTTCCGTTACTGGGAAACCTGCGTCGGGAGTTCCAGTTATCGTTCCCGCACTGGTATGACTTCCATTCTTGCGATATATCTTATAATCAGCGACAGAACCGCCAGTTGATGGTGCATTCCAAGATAAATTTATATTTGCCATGATGTATTAATTTTTAATGTTTTAGATTTATGTCTCAACCGGTTGTTTAGACCGTATAGTCGAGTTTGAAGGTTGTTCCGTCCGCATGACTAGCGCCTCCACGATCGCTGCTTGAGTTGGTGTTGACGTAGCTGTAAGGGTTGAGACCAATATAGAGAAACCAGTTAGAAGAGCTGTAGTTATTGTATTTACCTGTGATACCGCAAACTGCCCCATCCGCTTTATACCAGCGCTCAAGCTGATTTATACCCCACCACTTTCCTATTTCATAAGCCCCGGAAGAAGTTTGAGTAATTCTATACTGAACATTTTTCCAAGTTCCACTAATTTTTTCGACGGCTTGTAATTCAAAATGCCAAGCACCTGTAGAACTGTTAGTTCCATTAGGTCGCAGGAACGACCAATATTGATACTCACTATTTATTCCCAGGTATTTAGAAACACCACCTAAATGGGTACCAGTATATGAATCCCATCCTTCGGGGATTTTATGTGCGTACACACTGCCTTGAGATTGATCCCAATAATATGCATCGGTTTGAGCGGAAGCGGCGTGCATAGAGTGATTTGGGAAATAAATATATTGCCCGGTAAATCTTCCAAGGATGGTTCCATAAACCGGGACACCCGTCAGCATTAATCCGTCACTTAAAACAGCAAAATTATTACCGTTTATGTCTTTAAAGCTGTTTACCCAGTGAGAAGCTGGTACATAGTTCCAATAATGCTGATCAATATTTGAGCAAGATGTGTCTACTGCTGCGGTAAGCCCGCTAACTGCCCCAGGACTATCCGGCAATGCGGCGAAAGCATTTACTGCCCCCGGAGCCGTTAAGGCTGCTTGAGCTGTGAATCCCGTAACCATGCCGGGTGCGTCAGGCAGTGCGGATAAACCAGATACTGCACCGGGCAAAGAAACGGTTGATGTCAATCCGGTAACAGTTCCGGGAAGATCCGGAGTAGCAGATACTCCGGTAACAGTTCCGGGAAGATCCGGAGTAGCAGATACTCCGGTAACAGTTCCGGGAGTTTGAATAGATGCAGTCAGTCCCGAGACTTGCCCAGGAGCGTCGGGAAAAGCGGAAAGTCCGGACACGCTGCCTGGAATCCCGATCGATGCACTCAAGGTTGAAACTTGTCCAGGAGCATCGGGCAAAGCCGACAATCCAGACACACCCCCGGGTAGCTCTAGTTGTGCAATAAAATTAGTGGGCTGACCGGGAAGATCAGGTGCCGCAGTTAGAAGAAATGAGCGTCCCGGAAGATCGTTCGCGGAGGCTTTTTTGTTTTCATCGGAACGAACAAAAAACCAATACATTCCGCTTTGTGGATCATAGGTTGCGAAAGAATCTGTCAGATCAATAGGTAGTTCTTTTTCCCAAAGACCTTTGGCCTTCCAGCTTGCTTGATCAGGATCAGCCTGTGATTTTTTATCCTCCGCCCCACGGCTTGAGGATTCGTCCTTATAAATTTGTCCATCATGTCCGAGCCAATAGCTCATGGTTCCGCTCTCTCCGCCTACGACCTGCGGGTTCACCGCTGCGGAAAAATTGGTTGCGGGTGCCTGCTCAACTCTGTAGCCCGTTTCCGCTTGGTCGGAGGATGGAGCGTATAGAAGGTGGCAACCTTTATCGGTATGGACTACTACCTGATCACCTCGGGTCGAAAGTGCGGTAATTTCACTGGCATTTGATCCAAGAATATCGACCGTGGAAAGACGCCCACCATAAGCAAGCCCGGCAGGATCTTCAGTTGAATATGGAGAATCTTTTATCGCGTAGGGTGATCCGTTTGGGTCTTTGGTAATGCCCGCAGGTTCTGAGACATAGACTGTCAGGGGTTTATCCGGATTACCTGAGGCGAAGAGTGTTTTCTTTGGTCCTTGGACGAAGAATTTACAGTTTGGAAATCTAGACCATTCGTAGCTGTATAATGATTCATCCGGATAAACATCTGTACTCGTAGCCAGAGGCGGTCCTTTACCGATAAAGACGGCTTCTCCATCACTATCGCCAAATGAAAACAAACGATTTCCAACCGGGCTTAAAACAGCCCTTTCATTACGGTACAAATCGAGCGGGTCGACAACTGAATATGTTGAAACAAAAATAGAAACTTCCGTGTGCTCCGTAGTCGATAAGGCCATTTCATGAACCTCATTTAGACGAGTGACAAATAGTGCTGAGTTCCCATTTCCATCATCAGATGCCAACAACTGATTCTCTTCGTCATGTGAAGATACCTGTACGGAACCAACATTTTTCCACACAGGACCGGAACGCAAGCCGCCCGGCCCAAACGGCAAGCATCCTTCGACTACACGAAGGCTCCCGCGATCGGCGTCATCGCGATGCGTCTCGATCCCGGTGAAGGACGGTATCCGGAAAAACCTCACTTCTTATCTTTAGAAGCGTTATTGTACGGGAACAATCGGTTGAGTTTTTCCTGTCGGCGTTTACAAGCATCGCACTGACGAATTCTCAATGCCTCGGTTACTTTTTTTATTGAATCACCGAGTCCTTTGGACGGCTCGTTTGGTTTTTGGTCTTTGGTCATATCTAGCTAAGCGTTAAAGTTGTTGGACCCGAGTAAGTAGTCGGAGGGTTTGACCCCGTTACTTTTACAGAAGTCACCGGAGGTGGGTACTGACCTAAAGTCGGATTACCAACATCATTCGCACCCTCTCCGGCGGCAGGAATGTATTCTTTTTGAAATACTAAAGTGTATTGATCCGATATATTCACATAATTTACAGTAACCTGTGTTACATAGCCGCTCGGATAGGTAGCCGTATTAGCCGCTTGTTTAGTGATTATGCTATAATTAAATGTTTTAGTATCGTGTGGAGCATTCACCTGATCGGTTTCGTCATATTCAACACCGTAATTCGAGGCACAGTTTGGGCTAGTATAATTTCCAGTTGGTACCGGTACTGCAACGATTGGTGATGTAGAAGGACTAAGACCGTCGATAGAAGATATTTGAAGGGTAACAGAACTCGCACAGGAGGGATCATCATCGCAGCAGCAGGGAAGATATATAGTCGAGGTGATCGGAGTTCCCTGCGTAGGACTGCTTACACTTTTTAAAAGACCGTCCTGAAAAGTCAGAGTTTTTTCAGTAACCGGAAATGTGAGATTTAGAATAGTCTGATCGCCGCTACAATTTGCCGTATGTGTGGGAGTTCCGAGTACCGATTCAATAACATCACCCGTGTGCCCTGTAGTATCGCCACCACCCTGCCCCGGACATGTATACCACGCGACAAATTGCATTATTTTTGTAGTACCTCGTAGGATAGAAGATCCTATTTTGATTCCCGCTACAGGGTTAGATTCCTGCAAATCCTCATCAGTCACCACACACATTCCAATATAATAGCATGCGTCTGGATATGTAACAGTACCCCCGCTATCAGTTTCTTCGGAATCGTTACACAGGAGAACCAAAACATCCCCATGGGATATCATTCGTTTATTGTTGGCAGTGTCGTTTCTATATTCCGCGGCCTGACTAAACGCTTCCTGTGCTTTTTCTACCGAATCGACATCCGCACAGCTTGAAAAGTTCGTTTCAGAGATATCGATCCAATGCAAAAAGAACTCGTTAGAGGAAGAAGTTAGCTCGATAAAACCAAGATCTTCCGCAACCTCGGACATGTCAGAAGATTCTTCTAACTCTTCAAGCTTTAACTCTACTTCCTGAAGCTTTTCCTGAAGCTCTTCGAGCAGTCTCTTATCATCATCCAACATAGGTCATGCTTACCCGCCATATTTTCCGGTTATCGGCACTGTCTGCACTGGTAAAAATGGGTGACACTTGTACACCTGCTATTGTCGCATACGAAGAAGTGTTATTGTATGTATGAACCCAAGATATCGTTCCACCACCGCGTATCATCGGAGTAGCCTGATATAAAGGTAGTTGATCAGGATCAACTTTTAAGACGCCACTACCGCCAAAAGATTGATAGTTTCCGTTAAGTGTAATCTTTCTTTCACTACCGGAATAAGTAGCGGCAGAGACATCACCACCAGCGGATTTCGGAAATCTAATATCAGTGTTAAGTTTGTGAAGAAATACGGCATTGGGGATTAGTTGTTTATGCCCAGTGCTGGTATTGGATCCTTCATGTGCGGTAAATCGAATGTCTACGAAAACAGAGGGTGTCAGATTTCCAGTTCCGCCCCAATAGGATGAAAAATTAGCAGGCACAGTGTCCGCGACTACGAAGAAATTAAATTGCGCAATTTGATTGTAAGTCGATCCACCGCTACCTGTTCCAAAATCAACAATACGCAGTCCGTCTTCGTCAAAGGATACAGTCTTCGGCGGTTTGAAACCTGAGGATTTACCTTGTTTTACCCCCGCACTCCAATAAGGAGCGGCGTGGGTTACCCATTCAACACTCCAGACATCAACACCCGGCTGAGACATAGATACCTGGGCAGAACCCTTGAGCCAGTTGCCAGTATTTACATCGGTTCTTCCGTTCAGAACATCATATAAGTTTTGGTCGTGATCTCCGTTAGTGTCGTAGCCGACACCCGGATTTTTGGATATTGGTTTGTTAGTAGGTAAAGCGATCTGCCCGGGATCATCCCCGTATGCTACGGAGATTGGAGGGGTTTTAACGGATGTAGGTGCGTAGCTCCAAGGTTCATAACCACCGTTATTTTGCGGATGGTTATTAAACTCGGAACTGTTATATCCTAGACTGTGTATTGCGCGAAGAACAACAAAGGTTCGACGAACTCGTCGGACATCATTGGTTGTTACAACGGATTCCTGAACATGTGTATCCCGAATCTCAACAAATTCTCTAGTTAAATATGCAGTATCAACGGATCCCTGCTTAGGGGCGATTTTCTGATTTACCAAATAATGATCGGTAAATTCCTCATCGGCGGTTCCGACAGCCAGGAATAATGGATTGCTCGAATCATTGATACCGGCATAGCTAGCCCTATAGCCTTCGACCACATACTGTCGGACTATGCGCTGATAACCTACCTGATCATCCTTGGTTACCTGAGGACGACCGAGAAGCCTGATTGTCAGGTCTTTGGCCATGGCATTACCAGCCTACCCGGCGGGTCAAACGAAGTGATCCTTTATGCTTCTGAGGAGTGACTAATGTCCGTAATCTTTTTCTCGCCTCTTCCGCCATACGAGCAATAAATTCTTTATTTGCGCCATTATATCTCGGGTCGGAAAGTAGTTTTGCCTGTGCAATCGGGTACATAATATCCCACACGAGTTCGCCAGGAATTCTCGGTTTATCGGTATTCGCACTTAATGGGTCGGGAATAATATTGGCATAGACTTCGACATCATACGCCTTATCAGGGATCGGATATAAATAAAATCGCGGGATTACATCTCCGTCACTTCCATCATCACGATTATCCAAATAATACCAGATAGGACGGCCAACTTCCGCTTCATTTTCCTTGTACATGGGAAAGCTCAATCCTCGACCGGATGGTGCTCTAAAATCCCATGAGAAAATAGAACGGGCACGAATCTCAGCCTCAGGGCCGCTCATTGGAGATAGCGGGCCCTCCCCTACTAATACTGGAATTTTATCAACAGATGTTACTTGTTTCGGAAGAGATACTCCCGCCTGCATTTCAGTAAAGGACAGCGTAAACTTTTTCTGCGCCCACATCGCCCGTCGGCCATCAATCGGATTGTAGCATTCACGATGTGCCTGATTGATACATATCTCCAAACGGTTTTGATCGACCGGTGGAAGATCGTCCGCTTCGTCCGCTCCAAGCATAGACGCAAGCTGATCCTTGAGAGCTTTGAAAGTGATATCGATCATTAAAAAATATTAGGAAACCGCCAGCTCTTCCGCTACCGGTTGACTTTTGGCCTTCGGCTTACGGGCTTTGGCCTTTGGCTTAGGCTCTTCGGTTTTGGTCTCAAGATATACGGAAAAGAACATGGTCTTATAAAGTTTACCCTGAGTCCGAAAGATATCATCTATTTGCTTTTGGTTCTCAGGCTCGAAAGCAAAATGTCTGATCTCTTTGTCCCAAACGAAATTGTAACGGACTTGGCTCATACCTTTTACGCGAATATTGGGTGTAGCACCCATTTGATTACTTTTTCCTAATATTATGATCTTCATTGTATATAAAAAGCCTCTCCCCAGCGAATGCCGAGGAGAGGCCGGTTTGATTGGTTATGGGGAGGGAAAAATCCGTTCCATTACTACTGAGTCAAGGACAACCCAGGAACCTGACGAACAACTTCAACAAGTTGTACGGAAGGAACTCTTCCACGGGTGTCATGACGAGCAGCCATACCATAGACAGACTGAACACCAACAGCAGAGAGGTGTGCCTCATTTCCGCTGTTTGCGAAGTCGTCGTAGTGGAAGATTTGCTCACCGTAGATCTTACCTTTCGCCATGTACATAGCGTCTTTACCCATAGCGAGTGCGTAACCGATAGGAGTACCGATTTCATTAGCTTGGACAAACAATGCGCCAGCTGCGAAAGCGTCACCCACTTTAACATTTCCGGTCAATCCACCGTCACCAGCAACACGACTTAAGGTAATCGCGCCGAGGTCAGCAGAAACATTGTTGTGGTCGTACTCGTAGAGTGCAACTTCACCGTTGGTGTCGATACCAAGGACATAGAAAGTTCCGTTGTCGTTAGTACCCATTGCAACTCCGCCTCCACCAGGGATACGAACTTGTACACCACGGAAGTTAGCTGCGTAATCTCCGTCATTTCCACCAAGTGCGCCAGCGGCAGTTGCGTCAGCAATTGCACTGTATGCATAGAAGGTAGGAAGAAGAGGAGAACCTTGACGACCGCGAGCGGTGTCGATTACTACATTGTGGTTAGCAATGATGTTGTTATCCCACTTGGCATAGCTTCCGGAATAGAGCTTGTTGTCTGCACTGCGAACATCAGCAGATGTGATAGCTTCGAGGTAGTCGGGGTCAGAACGCAGAGGGCGTAAGCATGCGTCAGGAGCGAAGAATAAGTAACCAGGAATTTCTTGGTTTTGGTCTCCGCCAGTTTGCATAGGCTCAGCACCGTTAGCGATCAATGCTTGCTTAGCTTCTTGGATGATGTCGGTACTTAATCCGTCAACATATTTAAGAGCTCCGCTAGCGCCGGTTCCGTATCCAGAAATGAAGTTGGATCCAGTAGCGTGTTTCAAGCAGATTTGACGAAGCGCGTATTGGATTTGGTCCTGCTCGGTACGACTCATCCACTCGGACATAACCTCAGCAGAAAGCTGATCGATGGTTTTGCCGGTGAAGCGCATAAGCTTAAGAACTTGAGTCCAGGATACTGCGTGACGAACGAGATCAACCTCAACGGAGAAAGTTCCGAAGTCGAGGGTATCTGTAGCATTCTTGAGGATTTCTTCCCCACGAACACCTTGTCCACGGATAGGAGCAACAGTAGTGAAAGTCACTTTGTCGCTTCCGCCAGCGGATAGGTCGCGTTTCTCAGTAATAGGAGCTCCGCTTCCTTCGCCACCGATGAACTTTGCGAAGATATTCTTTTCTCTTGCGTCACGAGATACGAGCTCAGACCAAAGTCTTGAACGCAAATCGGAGTTAGGACCTGAGAGCAGATCCTGATAAGAGGTAGTGTTAGATACGAGATCAACATTGCCGGCAGCTTGTGCTGCTGCAATGGGATCTGGGTTTGCTGGTATGCTTTTAATAGCCATTGTATTTAGTAATTATTGGGTGATGAT